TAATGCAGACTTAGATGCTCTTGATGCTATCTTTAAATCAGATGGCACAGGAACCAGCATAGGTTTAAATATAGGATCAGGCAAAACTTTATCCGTAGCTGGCACATTAAGTGCTTCTAATATAGTTAGCGCAAGTAATGGTGCAATAAACTTAGACCCAAATGGTTCAGGTGTTGTTGTATTCAAAGGTAACGCTACTAAAGGTTCAGGTCAATTCAAACTTAATTGTGAAAATAACTCACACGGAATAACAATCAAAGGACCACCGCATAGTGCTGGTGCTGATTACACATTAACATTACCTAACGATGATGGTAATGCTGATCAGTTTTTACAAACAAATGGTTCAGGTGTATTAACTTGGGCAACAGCTTCAGGCGGTGGAAGCACTACTTTATTAGGATTAACCGATGTTGGTTCAGACGGAACAAACGGACAAGTTTTAACAACAAATGGTTCAGGCTCATTTACATTTACTACAGTTAGTGGTGGTGGTGGAGGTGGAGGTGGTGGTCTATCAGGCGGTACTTCTGTTTATTTGCATAATAGTTGGTCAGACCAAACCTTTAATATTAATACAGTAACAAAGCTAAATATGGATGCTGTTGATTTTGGAAACTCTGAAAACGCTTACAACACAACTAATAAAGAATATACAGTTCCTTCTGCTGGTCAGTATTTATTTTTAGGTAATATTGCAACTGATTGGTACACAGGAATTAATGCTGGAAATCAGGCTTTGTTTTTAGCTTCTATATACAAAAATGGTACAGAAGTTTTACAACAAGGAGATCCTTGGAAACCTGCCGCAGCGCCAGGCAATGTTAGATTTCAAGTAAGAATAATGAAAGTTTTAGATTTAGCTCAAAACGATGTAATAGACTTTAGAGCGAGGATGTCACACTATGGCGGCAGTGCATCAACTATTACTGTAGGTAGGGGTGACCAGTATTCTACCGCAACATATATGTACATCATAAAATTACAATAACAACAGGAATAAAAAATGGATATAGCAACAGCAATACAAAACCTAAAACCTGAATACGAATTTGGAATAGAATATGTCGTAGAAGATATTGATGGAACATCAACTTTAAGATGGTTACAAGATATTGATGACAAACCAACAGATGAAGAAATAGATGCAGAAATTATAAGGTTGCAAGCTGATTGGGATAATCAAGAATACGCTAGAAAAAGAATAGAAAACTACCCTAGCATAGAAGATCAACTAGACATGCAGTATTGGGATTCTGTAAACGGAACAACAACTTGGGCAGATAAAATAGCAGAAATTAAATCTGCACATCCTAAAACATAGATTTTAACATGGAGACAATTATTCAAATTATTATCCTGATAGTGGTTATTGGGTTTATAATTAATAAAAAGAAACCAGAATGGATTGATTGGATCAAGTCCAAATTAACAAAGTAGAATATTATGGCAGACACATTTACAACTAACTTAAATTTAACAAAACCAGAAGTAGGCGCATCTACTAATACTTGGGGAACAAAGCTAAACGCTGACCTCGATACACTTGATGCTATCTTTGCTTCTAATGGTACTTCAATAGCATTAAACCTAGACGGAGCAGTTATTGATAGTTCTGTCATTGGTGGCACAACTCCTGCCGCAGGATCGTTTACAACTTTATCAGCAAGTACATCTATTACAGGCACACTAGCTACAGCAGCGCAACCTAATATTACAAGTCTTGGTACTCTTACAGCTCTTACAGGTGGTACAGGAGATTTAAACTGGGATAGCGGAACTTTATTTGTAGATTCTTCAGCTAATGCTGTTGGAATTGGAACGAATTCGCCCTCTAATCCACTTCACGTTAATACCAGTTCTACTGATGTAGCAAAGTTTGCATCAACAGGTGCTTATACTTTCATTACTTTAGATAACGCTACAAGAAACTGGGCTTTATCAGCAGGTAGCACTTTTGGTATTTATGATAGAACCGCAGCATCTACAAGGATGTCTATTGATGGTAGCGGCAATGTTGGAATTGGATTAACAAATCCTAGCGGATCTTTGCATATAAATAGGTCTGCTCAATCTATTTTAAGAATGACATCAAGCTCATTTGGTGCAGACTTCTCAATCAATAGCAGTGTGTCAGGAGCTAATGCTTTAGGAATATACGACAACAATGCAACAGCATACAGGATGGTTATAAATAGTTCAGGTAATGTTGGAATTGGATTAACAAATCCGAATGAAAAATTAGTTGTCTCAGGTAATACTTCAATTACAGGTGCATTACAAATAACATCTAATAGTTCAGCTCCTTCTGCTGGTGCAGCAATATTTAGACCAGCAAGTAATACTTTAGCTTTTGTTTCAAATAGTGCAGAACGCATGAGACTGGATTCTTCAGGTAGTCTATTTATAGGATGCACTTCAACACCCTCTGCATCTACCGAAGGAGCTGCTTTTATAAATGATGGCAGTCAGCATGAGCTTAGACTTGCTAGTAGCACCACATCAGCAGACAACCAAGTTCTATTTTATAATCCAAATGGTGGGGTTGGTACTATACAAACTTCAGGAACGTCAACATCTTACAACACATCTTCAGACGCTAGATTAAAAGACGTTACAGGCGAAGCTAGAGGTCTAGAAGTTATTAACGAACTTAATCCAGTAGCTTACAACTGGAAAGCAGATGGTAAAGCAGACGAAGGTCTTATAGCTCAAGAAGTGTTAGATATAGTACCTAACGCTGTATCAGGTTCAGAAGAAGATATGTATCAAATGGATTATAGTAAATTAGTAGTCCACTTAGTTGCAGGAATGAAAGAACAACAAACACAGATTGATGCCTTACAATCTGAAATTAACTTACTTAAAGGAGAATAATAATGGCAATAGGATATACTTGGGATTGTAAAACAGTAGATACATATCCAACACACGACAGTCATTCAGACGTTGTTTACAACGTGCATTGGAGATTAAACGCAGAGAGCGATCAACAAGATGCTGAAGGTAATAACTACGCAGCTTCATCTTATGGCACTCACAGCGTTAATGCAGATGATATATCTAGCTTTGTACCTTTTGCAGACCTTACTAATGACACAGTTACTGGTTGGGTTACAGCAGGTATGGGCGAAGATGAGGTGGCTAGTCTAAAGTCTAGTCTAGATGCACAAATCGCATTACTTATTACACCAACATCTATTACTAAAACCATAGGATAAAAATGGCACTATTGCCCGTAACTCCACCAGCAGGTATAGTCAAAAATGGTACTGACTACGCTAACAAAGGTCGTTGGGTTGACGGTAACCTTGTGCGTTTTGAAAATGGATTTTTAAAACCAATTGGCGGTTGGACTAAGCTAAAAGCTACAGCATTAGACGGTGAGCCTATAGGCATGTACGCCTATAAAGACAACTTAGGCGCTTCTATTTTAGCTGTTGGTACAAGACAAAAAGTATATGTCTTATACGACAACACATGGACTGACATAACACCATCTGGATTTGTAAACGATGCTTCTAATGACCCTCTTGGCTATGGTGCATACCACTATGACGTAGAAGATTATGGCGATGCTAGAAGTCAATCTGGACTGCCTTTTGATACAGGTCATTTCTCCTTCGATAACTGGGGAGAGGATTTAATCTTTTGTTTTTCTGGTGATGGCAAAATATATAAATGGAGGCCAGTTTCAGGAGGAACAGCTGATACTATTGGTACAGTTGTAACTAACGCACCTACAGGCTGTCAGGCTATCCTAGTAACCAATGAAAGGCACTTAATTGCTATTGGTTCTAGTGGAGATCCTAGAAGGGTAGCGTGGAGTGATAGAGAGGATAGAAACACTTGGACATCTAAAGCTACCAATACAGCAGGTGATGTGCAAATACCAACAGGTGGCAGAGCATTACTAGCGGTTAAATACCAAAACGATGTCATTATCTTTAGTGATACTGGTATAGATAGAATGAGCTATGTAGGCTCACCTTTTGTTTATGGTATTGCAGCAGCAGGTGCAAACTGTAAATCTGTTAGCAGAAGATCAGTTGTACAAACAGGTAACTTTCTTGCGTGGATGGGTGAAAACTCATTCTTTGTTTACGATGGCGTGGTTAGAGAAATAGCATGTGATGTGCATGATTATGTGTATGACCAACTAAACGTGTTAGGGAAAAAGTCTTGTTGGGGTGGACACAACTCTAACTTTAACGAAATATGGTGGGGATTCCCAAGTGGTGACGGTGTTTACAAGCCAAACAAATATGTAATTTGGAATTACTTAGAAAACACTTGGTCTATAGGAACAATGGATAGAGGGTGCTGGATTGATCAAGGTGTTTTTGATTTTCCTATAGCTGGAGATTCTAATGGATTTGTCTACGAACAAGAAGCAACAACTTTATCTAACTCAACAGGTTTAAATTCAAGCGTGCCATTTTGTACAAGTGGTCCAATAGAACTTGGTAATGGAGATAACTATGTGCAATGTAATCAGGTTATTCCAGATGAAGAAGCAAACACATTACCTGGTGTAACAATAAGTTTTAAAGGTAAGTTTACCCCGCTAGGCAGCGAGACAGACTTTGGTAGTTTTACCTTTGAGAATGATGGATATACTGATGCTAGGTTTACAGCACGACAAGTACAGATGACTGTAACAGGTAGCACAACACAGGATTTCCAAGTTGGTAATATCAGACTTAATTTAAGAAACAGAGGTAGAAGATAATGGATCTATCCTCACAAAGACAATATATACAGCGTGCAATTAATGTTAAATATTCTTTTGCAGCTACAACACAACAAACCATCTATACTGCACCAACTGGTGATGATTTTACTTTTGCTATTATAAAAGGTTTTTTAGCTTGCGATCATGGTAATCAGCAAACTAATTTAGATGTATCTATAACTGATACAGGCTCTAATGAGTTTTTTATTTATAAACAACATAATATAGCAGCACATGCTACTGAAGAGTTGCAAACCAATGCAGGCATAGTTATACAACAAGGCGAAATATTAAAAGCACAAGTAAACCATGCAAACATACATTTAGTTTTAAGCATTATAGAATATGGTAAAGGCGACTAATACAGTAGTTGAATTACACCCAAAGGAACAAAGAGAACCTTGGGAGATTGAATGGGAAAGATGTAAGCCATGGCTTGAAAAAGCTATGAAA